TAATGTTGGTGTAACAGCATTTGGTCAGAAAACATTACAACAAAAAGCTAGTGCTTTAGATCGTATTAATGTTCGTAGATTATTAATTGCTCTTAAACGTTATATTGGTAATGTAGCAGAGACATTAGTGTTTGAACAAAATACAACTGTAACACGTAATCGTTTCTTAAGCCAAGTTACTCCATATCTTGAATCAGTACAACAAAGACAAGGTTTATATGCTTTCAAAGTTGTAATGGATGATTCAAACAACACTCCAGATGTAATTGATAGAAATCAATTAGTAGGTCAAATTTACTTACAACCAACTCGTACAGCTGAATTTATCCTCTTAGATTTCAATATCTTACCAACTGGTGTAGAATTTGGTTCATAAATTTAATATAATAAATAATGAGTAAAAAAATATTAAAAGAGTTTGAAAACGATGCAGCCGCGGATACCGCGGTTGCAGGCGTTACATCTTCATTGACTAAATTAGCTTCAGCTGTAACTAATATAAAAGATTTTTCTAGAGTATTAGAAGCTATAGCTAAATGGATGCAAACAAAAAAAGGATCTCAATTATCAGGTCTTGAAAGTAATCAAAATTATAAAATGGTAATGAATTACCTAAATAAAATGCAATCAGATCTTGATGATAAAGATAAAAAACCATCTGTTGGAACAAAAGAAAATCCAGCTATGGTTAAAGAACCAGTTACAAAGAAATAAATTATTAATATTTATATAAAACAACAATACAATGGCAGTATTAGATCCTACAGAAATTATGTTCACCGCATTTGAACCTAAAGTTCAAAATCGCTTTATAATGTATGTTGATGGTATTCCTTCATATATGATTAAAAAAGCTTCTTCTCCAAGTTTTAACGCTGGTGAAATTATATTAGATCACATTAACGTTTACCGTAAAGTTAAAGGTAAAGTTAGGTGGAATGACATGACTTTAGAATTATACGATCCTGTAACACCAAGTGGTGCTCAAGCAGTAATGGAATGGGCTCGTTTGGCTCATGAATCAGTAACAGGCCGTGATGGTTATTCTGACTTCTATAAGAAAGACTTACGTTTAGACATTTTAGGTCCAGTAGGTGATGTAGTAGGTGAATGGATTATCAAAGGTGCTTATGTTAAAGAAGCTAACTTTGGTGAATATGATTGGGCTAATGAAGCTTACATCAGCATCAGTACTACAATAGCTATGGATTATTGCATATTGAACTATTAATCTGAACACAGTGTGTATACTAAAGAGCCATCCATTTGGATGGCTTTTTTTATCTTTGTATATTTATATATATAAAAACAATAAAAAACGTTATGGAAGAAAAACTTAAGTATCCAACTGAACAAATTGATTTACCTTCTAAAGGTTTAATTTATCCTCTAGAATCTCCTTTATCAAAAGGAACTATTGAAATGAAGTATATGACAGCTAAAGAAGAAGATATTCTCTCTAATGCTAACTTTATCCGTCAAGGTACTGTTATTGATAAATTATTACAATCAATGATTGTAACACCAGGTATTAATTATAATGATTTATTAAATGGTGATAAAAATGCTATCTTAATTGCTGCTCGTATTTTAGGATATGGTAAGGATTATGATTTTGTATGGACAGATCCAACCACAGGAAGAACAGAAAAAGCAACTATTGATTTAACTACACTTGAAACTAAACAAATTGATGAATCATTATTTACTAAAGGTAAAAATGAATTTAATTTTCAATTACCTTTTTCTAAAGTGACAGTGACATTTAAATTATTAACTCATGGTGATGAACAAAAAATTGATAAAGAAATTAAAGGTCTAGAAAGGATAAATGCTAATGGATCATATGATGTTACAACACGTTTAAAACATATGATTATAGCTGTTAATGGAAATAATGAAACAGCGACTGTTAGAGAATTTTGTGAAAACATGTTAGCTAGAGATGTAAAAGCATTACGTGAACATATGGTTAAAATAATGCCAGATGTAGATATGAAAGTCAACGCTACTAAATCTAATGGTGATGTAATGGAGGGCATCGATTTACCAATTGGTGTTAACTTTTTTTGGCCTGACTCCACAGTATAAAAAAGTAGTTTTAGACGAAATACTTTTACTTTGTTACCATAGTCAAGGTGGTTTCACACATGATGAAGTATATAATATGCCTATAAGATATAGACAATATTATCTACAAAAACTATCAGAAATTCTTGAAAAACAACAAGAAGAAATAGATAAAAAATTTGGTTCATCTAATGGAACAGAAGTAGCACAGCCTAGTAAAAAATCTAAAGAAAGACCACCAATACCAGATTTTGCATTTAAAGCAAGAGCGCCTAAGAAATAGGTGCTCTTCATATTTATACACGATATAACTTAATTTAATGGCTACACCTCAAGAAATACAATTACAGCAAGCATTAAATGATCTTATTAAAGATCAAAGAGATTTAATTAAGGAGATAAATAATGAATTAAAGGGAGGCATCAACTACACTAAAGAAGTTAGAAAGCAATATAGTATTATAGAAAGTATTTCTGATAAATTAGTTGATGATGCTGAAGAGTTAGTTGAATTAGATGAAAAACAATTAGAAAAAGAACGAATTAGAGCTATTAAAGCTTTAGAAAGTTTAGAAACATCTGGAAAAAGATTAGCTACTGAAAAACAACAAATAGAAGCCACACGAAAACTAACTGATCAGGAACAAATTCTTTTATCTGCTGCTAAGGAAGGATTCAAAAACGAGAAAGAAACTTTAAAACTAGTTAATGAAAGAATTGATAAACAAAAATCACTAAATAAAGCTGTTGGTTTAACAGGTACTCTTCTTAAAGGATCAGCTAGTTTGATGGAAAAAATAGGTTTTAGTGGTACTATTGTTGAAGAGTCTCTTAAAAAAGCTAAAACAGCCGCATACGATAAAGCTAAAACTTTACAACTGTCTGGAAAAAATATGGACACTTTAAGTGTCAAAGCCCAGACAATGGCTGTTGGTTTAAAAAGTTTAGGAGGAAGTTTACTTAAGTCACTTAAAGATCCTTTAGTTTTATTAGGAGCTCAAATAGGATTAATTAAAAAGTTTTATGATTTATATGGTGGAGTTAATCAAAGAATAGTTGATCAAGGTAGACAATTAAATATAAGTAAAGAACAATCTCAAGCTTTATATGAGAGTGCTTTTAAATACGCAGCTGAACAAAGAAATGCTTTTGTAACTGATGCTAGAATATTAGAAGGTAGACATAAATTAAATGAAGCATTAGGTACATCAATTGCTTTCACTAACCAAGAAGCTATTACAGCTGAAAAATTATCTCATTATTATAGTTTAAATGAGGAACAAAATGCTCATTTAGCTATGTATGCTAGAGAAACAGGCCAAACAAATGAAGATATATTAAATAGTGTCATCAAAACAACAGTAAATCAAAAAGCCCAACTAGGTGGTACTATCAGTCAACAAAAAGTATTCCAAAAAATAAGTTCAGTTAGTGGTGACATATTAACTAAATTTAAAGGTAACACTGAGGCTTTAACTGCTGCTGTTATACAAGCAGATAGATTAGGACTAACATTAGAACAAGTAGATAAAATTGGTGAGTCATTACTTAATTTTGAACAATCAATTGAAGCTGAACTTAAAGCTGAGTTATTAACAGGTAAAGCTATTAATTTAGAAAAAGCTAGAGCAGCTGCTTTATCTGGTGATCAAGCTAAATTAATGAATGAAGTTGCTAGTCAAGTTGGTAATATTCATAAATTTGAGAAATTAAATACAATTCAAAGACAAGCATACGCTGAGGCTTTTGGAATGAGTGCTGGTGAGATGGGTGATATGCTTCGTAAACAAGAGTTTGAGACTAAACTAGGAGCTGATGCTCAAAAATCAGCTGAAGAACAATTACGTTTAGCTAAAGAAAGAGGTATCACTATTGAAGAAAGTGTTAAAAAAGATCTTGAAGCTAAATCATTAGCTGAATTACAAAAATATACTTTTGAGAAAATTAAATCTATATTAGAAAGAATAGCTGCTGGTCCTATGGCTACAATATTTAAACTTTTAGAAAAAGGACTTAAATTTGTAGAAGGTATATTTGGTAGATTTAGTCAAATGACTGGAGGTGGATTAGGTAATGCTTTAGGAGCGGCTATTTTAGGAGCTCCATTATTATTAAGTGGAATAAGATTAATAACAGGTGGATTAAGAGGATTAATATCTGCCCCTGGTAGTCGTATAAACCCAGGTTATCAATATGTTTTAAATCAAGGAATGGGTGGAGGAATGGGTGGAGGAATGATGGGAGGACCTGGTGGTAAAACAGTGTTACCTAGTGGTTCATATGTTCAAGGAGGAAAAGCATTTAATGCCGCTGGAAAACCATTATCTGGTGCTGCTGCTAATAGTGTTATAAACGCTGCTGGAAGAGCAGGAGCAGGAGCAGGTGGAGGACTTAGAGGATTTATGGGTAGTGGTATGGGCTTAGGCTTAGCAGCAATGGGAGTAGGCATGCTCACATCAGCCGCTACTTCAAATATGGAAGTTGGAGGAGCTAGAACTTCTGTTAGTACTGTTGGTGGAGCTGCTAGTGGGGCTTTAACAGGAGCAATGATTGGTTCTATCAT